GACGTTAAAGCTCGCGCTTTCGTCACTTACTCGGAAAGAAGTATTAAGACCAATATTCAGCCAATGAACAACGCTCTTGACACTGTTAAGAAGATGCAAGGTGTTACCTACGATCTTAAGAACAGCGGAAAGAACGAAGTCGGTTTCATCGCTGATGAAATGGCTCAGGTCGTTCCAGAAGTTGTCTCCTTCAAGGAAGACGGCTCGGCTGCTGGTCTTGACTATGGTCGCTTAACTTCGGTTCTTGTTGAGGCTATTAAAGCACAGCAAGCTCAAATCGAAGACTTGATGAGCAAACTCAACAAGTAAATAAAATAACCTTTTAGGTTTTTTGCCGGTCCTCTCCTCGTGAGGGGATCGGCTTTTCTTTAACATAAAGATTAATTGGTGCTATATTTATAACATGTCTAAAAGTGTTGATTGGGATTATATCGCAAAGCTTGAAAAAGCGATAGAACAGAAGTATGGCAAAGAGGCCATTCAAAATCCTAATTCTAATTGGAGCGAAGAAAAAGAACGAGAATATCTTGAACAATTAAAGAAAAGAGCTAAAAAAGATACCATTGTTCAGCAACAGCAAGAAATGATTGAAATTGATGGGTTTTTGGTTCCTAAAAAACTACTTAATAGAGACAAGACTAAAAACTGCCCAGTTTGTGACAGTTATTTAAAAACTATCAAAGATGATATTTATATGGTAAAATATGAGTGTTGCAATTCTTGCTATGTTCAATATGTTGAAGATAGAGAAGAACGATGGCTAATTGGATGGAGACCCAATAATGAAAATTAAAAAATCAAGACTTAAACAACTTATTAAAGAAGAGTTAGATAATCTATCATTCGACACCGAAGAAGAAGAAATGGATTTCAATGAGCCTATGTTCCGACTCCGCGATGAGATCCAAGACGCAGTAAGAGATGCAATGAGGACCATCGCCATTAGAGAGTTAAAAGGAAGAGTCAGTCAAGATAAACTAGCATCAACAGTCCAAGAGATCGAGGCCGAGTTTGAAATACCCTTGATGGACGCTTTAACACCAGTGGCAAAAGGTCTTATGGACGAAATAGCCACCGCAAAAGGAAATTAAACAATGTCAGAGAAAACACTAGAAGTTATTAGAGGATTAGCGCAAGCTGCTGCAAGCTCCTACGATGGAGCGCTAGATAAAGATGGCAAACCAATCACTTTGGGTCTCAAGCGAGAAGAAGGCGATGTCATCGTGGACACTCGACAGATTGATGGCTTTAAGGTTCGCTTCGCAGGTCCTGTCATGATTGTCACATATCAATCAGACATTCAACTTAAAGACGTATATGGTGGAAATTTCGAAAATGATATTGAATCAACATTCGGAGACATTGTAAAATATATCAAAAAAGAATATCATAAAATTACAGGCAAGCCTTGCAGTCTGAAAGCACGAGGTGAAGCAGATATCCTGGTTCAGGAAACATCCCGCATCCGAGTCTTTGTAACAGCGCATAAAGAATACGACATTGGCGGAATAGAAGAAATTAAAGAGCCAGAAAAAGTCCTGTCAGAAAGGTTTGAATCTAAATTTAGAACATTCCTCGATTTGTAAATTATGTCTTATAGCTTAACAAGAGAAGAGGTTCTTAAGGAGCTTGTTAAGTGCGGAAAGAATCCAGCTTATTTTATTAATAATTATGCGAAGATTTCTCACCCACTAAGAGGACTTATACCTTTTAAGATGTATCCATTTCAGGAACAGCTTGTTCATGATTTCAATGATCATCGCTTTAATATTATCTTAAAAGCCCGCCAGCTTGGAATTTCTACCATCTCAGCGGCTTATATATCGTGGCTCATGATGTTCCACAGGGATAAAAGCGTTTTAGTAATCGCTACTAAATTTGGTACTGCTGCAAATCTTGTAAAAAAGGTCAAGTCCATACATAGAAACCTACCTGATTGGATGCGTATTGCAAAAATATCTATTGATAATAGAACTTCTTTTGAGTTATCAAACGGGTCTCAAATAAAAGCATCGTCCACTTCAGCAGACGCAGGGCGATCCGAAGCGTTATCTCTTTTGGTAATTGACGAGGCTGCTCACGTTGACGGACTCGACGAGCTTTGGACTGGTCTGTATCCCACGCTATCAACAGGTGGCCGATGCATTGCACTTTCAACTCCAAACGGCGTAGGAAACTGGTTTCACCAAACCTACGTTGATGCTCAAGAGGACAGGAACGACTTCTTTCAAACTCGCCTTCCTTGGGATGTTCACCCTGATAGAAACCCGACATGGTTCGAAAAAGAGACAAAAAACATGTCTCGAACACAAATAGCGCAAGAGCTTCAATGCAACTTTAATATGTCAGGAGAAACCGTGTTTCATCCTGAAGACATGGAAAGGCTAAAAGCTGATGTATGCGAGCCAAAATACAGAACTGGTTTTGATAGAAATTTTTGGATTTGGGAAGAATTTCAAGAAGGTTTTACGTACATGGTCTCTGCTGATGTGGCAAGAGGCGACGGGAAAGATTATTCAACATTTCACATATTCAAAATTGAAACAATGGAAATTGTAGGAGAATATCAAGGCAAAGTAACTCCAGATATGTTTGCTCGCATGTTACTGGACGTTGGAAAACAATACGGTAATTGCATGGTTGTTGTTGAAAACAACACAGTGGGATGGACCGTGCTGGATAAACTGCAAGAAGCAGCCTATCCAAATTTATTTTATTCATACAAGTCTTCTCACGAGTATGTTGATCCAATTATAGCTGAAACGAAAAACAATACTGTTATGGGTTTTTCGATGACATCCAAGACAAGACCATTAGTTGTTGCAAAATTAGAAGAATTCGTTAGAAATAAACTAGTTACAGTATATTCTCAGCGCTTGCTCAATGAAATGGAGACTTTTATTTGGCACAATGGCAAGCCACAAGCTATGAAAAAGTACAATGATGATTTAATTATGGCTTTTGCGATTGGGTGCTGGGTCAAAGACACGGTATATACAACTAACCAGAGAACTTCAGATTATAATAAGGCATTTCTTTCTACAATGACAAAATCATCATCAAAACTAAACACATCTATACCAGGTATGGTAGGATATAAGGCGAATAAGAAAAGCCAAGAAATTAAAAAAAATAAAGAATTTATCTGGCTCCTTAAAGGTTAACGCAAATGGCAAACACGAAAGATTACAACCCTAGAAATCCTAAAAACACATTATATAGAAAACTCACTCGTCTTCTATCTGGTCCTTTGGCGGATTATAGGCAGCAACAGCCTCGCCAACTTAAGAGGCGTCAGCTAAATAAATATAATATGCACTCCACCAGTGGACAGTCTTTCAAGAAAGGGAATTATAATCCTTATGAATTTCTCGCTCCTAACTTCATGTCAAATCAGAACCGCGCCGAAAGGTACGCTGATTTTGATCAAATGGAGTTCACGCCAGAAATTGCATCAGCTCTTGATATTTACGCCGATGAGATGACGACATCTACCGCGATTAACCCACTGCTTACTATTAAGTGTCGCAATGAAGAGATCAAGTTTGTACTAGAGCATCTTTATCATGAAATCCTTAATATTGATTTTAATCTTTTTGGATGGTGCCGAACGATGTGCAAGTACGGTGATTATTTTCTTTATCTAGATATCGATGAAAAAGAGGGCGTTAAATATGCTGTTGGGCTCCCTTCTAGCGAAGTTGAAAGGTTAGAGGGACAGGACAAAACAAATCCCAACTACGTCACCTACCAGTGGAACTCAGGCGGAATCACTTTTGAGAATTGGCAAGTGGCGCACTTTCGCATTCTTGGAAATGACAAGTACGCTCCTTATGGCACATCCATCCTCGACTCAGCACGACGAATTTGGCGACAGCTTACACTCTTAGAAGATGCTATGATGTCATACAGAATCGTTCGCTCTCCTGAGCGAAGAGTGTTCTATGTTGATGTGGGCAACATACCACCTGAAGATGTCGAACAGTATATGCAAAAAGTCATGACTCAGATGAAGCGAAATCAAATAGTAGATTCTGATAATGGTCGAGTTGATTTAAGATACAACCCTCTTTCAGTAGAAGAGGACTATTTTATTCCACAAAGAGGTAACCAATCTACAAGAATTGAATCTTTACCAGGCGGAACTTATACTGGAGATATCGACGATGTTAAATATTTAAGAGACAAACTCTTTTCAGCCCTAAAAATTCCATCGTCATACCTGGCCCAAACCGAATCTGCCGGTGAAGATAAAACAACTTTAGCGCAAAAAGATATTCGTTTCGCTCGAACAATACACAGACTACAAAGATCAGTCCTGGCAGAACTAGAAAAAATCGGCATTGTACATCTTTTCACGCTTGGATATCGAGGCAAAGATCTTATTTCATTTGATTTGTCGCTAAACAATCCTTCAAAGCTTGCCGAACTTCAAGAGCTAGAGTCCTGGCGTACAAAATTTGATGTAGCTTCTGCTGCCACCGAAGGCTTTTTCAGCAAACGATGGATTTCAAAAAACTTGTTTAATTTGTCAGAAGAAGAAATACAACGCATGCAGCGAGAAATGTTTTTTGATAAAAAGCTTGCCGCCGCACTTGAGGGAGCCACAGAAGAGGGAGTCACAGACGCTGCACCTGGCGGCGGCGGTTTAGAGGCAGAATTTGGCGACCTTGGGGACGAGCTTTCTCCCGATGAGGCTCCCGGCGAGGGCTCTGTCGAAGATGACGCTCCGATACCCGAAGAAGACGATGTCCTTCTAGCAGAACCGGGGAAACGAGATACTGACAAAGAAACAGGCAAGATAACCCACACCAGCCACTCAGGGAAGACTTCGACCACAACTCCAAAGTCGAAGGGAAAGTGGTACATTCCAGCAGAATGGGACAAGAGAAGAGACCAGAAAAAGAAAAGTTACAAATCTCTTTATGCCGATGAAGTAGGGCGATCAAACAAGAGAAACGTGGTCGGAGCAGGCTCTCAAGAGCTTATGCGTCTTGGTAAAGGGGTCTTTACGGAAGAAGAGGCTAATTATATTAATGAAGAGCGTAATGTCTTACGTCTTAACAACGATTTAAAAGCGCTCATAGAAAGGATGGAGTCTAAAAAACAATGAAGTTTAAACACAATAAAAAGCGAAACACGGCTCTATTATACGAGTATTTAGTCAAAGAACTTACTCGCTGTGTTCTTAAGGAAGACATTGTAAATAAACAGAAAATTGTTAATATTTTAAAAGAGTTCTTTAGCAAAAACTCCATTTTGGCTCGCGAGCTTGAAATCTACAAATCAGTAGTGGAACCAACAGAGCTTCCTATTAAGATGGCTGAAAAAATCCTTAATGAATCCAAAAAACAGTTTGATAAATTAAGCCGGGATGAAATATTTAAAGAGCAAACAAGACTTCTAAAGGAGATAAGTTCTTCAGTTGAAAGTGATATTTTTTCTAATTTTGTTCCTCAATACAAAAGCCTTGCAACAATTTATCAATTATTTAACTTAGACGCATCTCCGAAGAAAAAGGTTCTTTTAGAAGAAAAGGTCTTAAGCATTATGATAGACCACCAAGAAGGGAAAAAGTTAGAACTTCCTGTTCAAAATAATTTGGTTTTTAAAAGATTCATTGAAGGGTTCAACAAGCAATATGAAAAGCTTTTATTAAGTGAGCAAAAAGAGCTTTTAAACAAGTATATCGTGTCTTCTTTTGAAGAAAATTCTTTAGAGTTGAAAGTATATCTCAATGAGGAGCTTGGAAGGATTAAGAACATCCTCGGATCTTTAAACGACGATGAAAAGTTTAAAGGTAAAGCCTCGAAGGTGCTCGCCTCAGTCAGCCAGATTAAAGAATCCAAGATAAATGCTGATTCTATAAAAAAAATATTGTTGTTACAACAACTCGCTGGAGAAATTGAAGCAAATGGCAATTAAGTTTACAATAAAAGAAAGAGAGGATAAACCATCCATTTCGTTTACTTTAAATGCTAGACGAACTTTAGATGATAGCGTTATGATTTTTGATCATAACGAGATAGACATTGTTCTTATACCAAATAAGAATAAAGTTGTTGCTTTTGCTAAAGATGAGCTAAACGAGGAAATATACGAGGCTCAAGATAGATTATTCATGTTCCTTCGTGACAAAGGTGTAATCGATTTTCAATCGGTTCAAGGAGGAAACATCTATTCTTCAATGGAAGCCACTATTTTAGAATCAAAAGAATTTAATTCATATGATATGACTCTTTTGATGATTAGTAAATTTATTGATGAAGAACGCCCTCTTATGGAGTTCGAAGAAGCCTGGAATGATGAGCAAGAAAAAGAGTTAACAGATCCTAACCCTGAAGATTCTACAGAATTTGATCCTGAAAAGTACCACAACGCCAAGCAGGGCAGTATACCACCTTCAGGTCAGGCATACGGAATTTCAAGCATTTATAGAATTTAGGAGTTCGATGGACTTGTTACATTTCATACTGTGTTCATACGGTATGACACAAATAATTATTTTTGGCTCTATATTCAACTCAATTCGCCCATCTAAAGCATGGCTCCTCGGCTTGGGTAAGCTGTTTCACTGTCCGATGTGCATGGGCTTTTGGGTAGGAGTTTTTCTTTTTGGAATTAATGGCTTAACAGAACTATTTAATTTTGATTATAATGTCGCTAATGCGTTTTTATTGGGATGCTTATCATCCGGCACAACTTACTTTATTAGCGCACTTGTTAATGATTTTGGTTTCAAAATAAAAATTCAGAAAGAGGAATAAAAATGAGAAAAAGGAACACACCAGAAGTTAGACGTTGCTGTAGCGGCAGCAATATCAGGCAGGGGCGAGCCCTGCACAGCATAGGATTCTAAATAAATGGAAAAACAACTTTTACGAGAATTTTTTGAGCTTTGCCCCGATGGCAATTGCGTTATAGACGTTCTAACTGAAAATGAAAAAAGAAGATTACAAGAGGGATCTGTATTTCTTGTTGGCGTATGCCAGAGGGCAGGCACAAAGAATGGAAATGGCAGAGTATACCCAAAGTCAGTGTTGAAAAGAGAAATTGAAAATTATCAAAATTCTATTCGACAAAGAAGGGCGTTGGGGGAACTCGATCATCCAGATGATTCGGTTATTAATCTTAAAAATGCATCTCATCTTGTTACAAAGATGTGGTGGGAAGGGGACAATGTGATGGGAAAAATTGAAATCCTTGATACTCCTTCCGGTCGAATTTTAAAAGATCTTTTAAAGTCAGGCGTAAAGCTGGGAATATCCTCCAGAGGAATGGGATCGGTTAAAGAATCCTTGGGAAGCCTGACGGTGGAAGACGATTTTCAACTTATTTGTTTCGA